CGGTGATGTTTGGCATTGTCTTGGTCCTTTAGACAACGATGCTCATGGCAATTGCGAAGCCTGAGGAAGCTTTAGTGTCTACGCTTGATTGCTGCGCTAGTTCGATCCAGTTACCTGCGTGCGAGTAGTATGGCTTGCCGGTATCGTGGGTGTGCGCGAACATGCCGTGGTAGGTCGCGGCGTTAGGTAAGTTGTTGAACGTGCTGTAGTTGGAAGCGTAGGTGATGTTGTTGCCGCCGAAGTCTGCACCGGCAAACTCGGGCGCGTCTGTCGTAGCAAGCCCTTGGTTAATTGCCTCGACGTGACCCCTGTTTGTTGCGTCTGAGATTGTTGGCGCGTTCTGTAAGTCAGTCAGCAGCGTGTCAGTCAGGTTGTTCGTATCGGCCTCGCTGAACAACGCTGTCTTAATTTCAGCGCCCGTCTGGTCGGCTGTCGCGCCGTCCTCGACGTTAAGCAAGGTGCGCACGCCTGCCGCGTCTGTGTTTTCCCAGCGCGCATTTGTAGCGTCACGAACAATGAAGTGATTAGCGGCAAGGGCCAGGTTTGGCCCGCCACTGTTCGCGAAGTCCACGTCACCAACAGCTTGCAGCGTAGCAGCGGAATTGACCTGCACGCTGTTTGCCAAAGTAATCCAGACACCGTTAGCCGCGTCGTAAAATTTGAGGCGCTGGTTCGTCGTGTCGTAGTACAAGTCTCCGTCAGTAAGCGCGTTACCGTTTGCGTCAACACTAGGGTCGCTTGCGTAAGCGCCAATATAGGTGGCGTTAAAGGCGTTGAGCGCTGCTTCCGCCGCTGCTGCGTTCGTTGCTGCGTTCTGAATGGCTGTCAGGTTGGCAGGCTGAGTTATTGTCGTTATGGCTGCGCTCTGGCCTGCAACAGTGTTCACGTTTGTAATGTCGGTCGCAACAGTGTTCACGTTTGCAATGTTGGTCGCGACAGTGCCAATGTCAGCCGTGTCAGCCGCGACCGTGTTGACGTTAGCGATTGCCCCGGCGACTGTCAGAACTTGCCCATTAATGCCAGCAACAATGCCCACGTCACCGATTGCATTAGCGACCGTACCGATGTTGTCTGGTCCGCCCACTTGAATGTCTGCCGCAACGGTCCCGATGTCGGCTGTGTCAGCGGCTACTGTGTTCACGTTTGCGATGTCTGTCGCGACTGTGTTCACGTTGGCAATGTTGCTCGACACTGTGCCGATAGTGTTCGTACCGCTGATGTCGGCGGCGACTACGCCAATGTCTGTCGCGTCGTTCGCTACGCTCGTCACGTTCGCCGCGATCCCGGCCACAGTCGTGATGTCAGGACCAATGCCGCTGTCCACGTCCACTTTGCGGATTGCATCATTGTCGGCAGTAGGCTGCGCAAGGTTCGTGATGCGAAGGCTTGTTGCGTCCCACGCCGTGTCGTTGACGTTTTTACCAAGCGCTTCCTCAGTGTTACGGCCAAACTCTTGCAGTGCGTAGTTTTGCTGGTTGAGCAACAGGTTGATGTCGTCGGCCCGCAGGCTCACGCCATCTTGGAACGTGGTGGCCAACGTGGCGATGTCGGTTGCGCGCGAGATAGTGACCGTGTGGCCCGAAGTAAGCGGGGTGGGCGCGTTGTCAGTAATCGTGCCGTCTGCAACGACGCGCGCCTTGAAGCTGCCATCGAGGAAAATCTCGTAGTCAAATGCGCTGACGGTGTTGCCACTAGGGTCAAAGACCGTGACTACAACGTCAGCTTCCTTGAGGAAGGGAAACGTGATGGCAAAGGTCGTCTCAGTGCCAGTCGTCGTGTAGCTATTAGGAGTGTAACTCATGAGTAATTATTCCTTTGGCGTAAGCACTGAACCGCCAAATGACGGCTTTTCCCCGGCTAACAGCGCGGCTCCTGCGTTGGTCATGGGCTTGATATACGGCAACTCTGAAGCGCCGCCGAGCATAACACGCAGCGATTGAGATGTCGAACTTTCGGTAGCGTTTCCGGTTAGTGCGCGGTACGCCCCACCGGGTGCATTTGCGATGGTGTGGATTGCTGAGAATGCTGGTGCAGTCGGTACTGCACCGCGACTAATGGGCTGACCAGTGACCATCGCGTTGACTGCACTGATCGGGTAGGTGGCAAGCGACATTGGCGCACTGATCACTGGCATATAACCAATGCTGTAAAGCGCCGCTTGCGCAGGGTTAAGAGCTTTCTTCATGCGCTCACGGCGCTTCTTTTCACTCATGCCCAGCGTCATGCCGTACTGGCGAGAGAAGTACATGGCGAGACTGGCGAGGAACGTGCTTTGCAGCACAATGTTTGCAGTCGCTGTGTCGCCTGCTTTGTAGCGTGCAAGAAGCTGTACGCCCTGCTTCTCAAGCGAGTTAAAGGCGTATGTCTGGAACTGCATGAAAAACTTGAGCAGCCCGCCTTGCATCCAAGACGGCGCAAAGCCCCTGCTCGCTTCCTGCACCGCTGTGTACATACGGTCCATGACTGCAAGCCGCATGTCGCGGGCCAGCACTTCTGCGTCGATACCGTCTTCGGCCCAGCGGTGGAACTGGAAGCTGCGCACGGTATCTGTGTCAGGGTCAATGACCGCATACTTGTCGATCAGGCGCTTGGCCTCTGCCTGCTTAGCTGCCGTGTTAAGGCCGTAGTTCACTTCGATGTCGAATGCGCTGAACGCATTGTTGCGGCCCTGCGCCCAGTTACGGATACGGTTCAGTGACCGGCTGTAGGTCAAGACGCGCATGATGGTAGTCGAAGGGCGCAGCAGGTTGGCCCGCATCATGATGTTTCGCCAGTTACTCGATGCGTTGTAGACCTTAGCGTCAAGCGACTGACGGGTAAGCCGCATCTCCATGTCTACGTTGTCGAAGCCACGTGCGCTGGTCGCTGGGTCCCAGTCCAGCAACGGCAAGATGTCTTGCTCGAACAGGTCGTCAACAACCTCGCCGCGCCCTACGCGCCGCATTGCCGACCATACGCCGGTTAGCTGCTCAAGCTCGCGTAGCGTCGGCACACCCATTTGGGCTACAACGCCTGCTGCTTCCGGTAGCTGAGAGAAGACAACACCGGGCAGGAAGATGCTGGTTGCAAAGTTCTTTGCGCTGCCCAGCCAAGCCCCGAAGTCCGTATCAAGGCTCGTACTGTTCTCACGGACAAACCCCGGCACGTCTAGCATCTCGTCAAACGCGCGCTTGTCAGAGTACCCAGCGTTAGTCAGCAAGTCGTAGATTGCGCTGTTGAGCCGCCGTTTCTCCTGCTTAATCTTGCGTGCGCTCATCTTGCTTTTGTCGCGCTGCATCCAGCGTTTCTTAGCAGCGCGTGCAATGTCCAGCGGCTCTTCGCGGATACCTCTTTGCGCAAAGCCTACCTTGCGGTTTGCACCACGGCTGTAGCGCGTTACCAGCTCACCGCCATTGTTGTTCAGCAAGTCGGCTACACTGATAGACCCTCGTGTACTCACGCGCCGCTCGCCCAGCACCTCAGTAAGCAGCTCGTCAATTTGCTTTACGTCTGCTGGTGTCAGCCCACTGTTTAACTCAGCGATACTCATGGTAAACGTATCGTCCATCGCAACGCGCGTGTTGAGCGACTGGAACTCGGAACGGTCTTTGCCTTCCATGCGCTTAGCAAAGATGTCACGCACAGCTTGCTCTAGGTCTTCACCGAACGTCACGACTAGCTCATCATCGAGCTGCTCAGGTATCGAGCGCAGCACTGCTTCCTCAAGCTCATCCAGTCGGATTGTCTCAGCAACAAACGCATTGTTGTCGTCTGCGCGTGCCATGATAGCCCGCATGAAGCCTGTACCGAACCGCTCGTAGTAGCGCTCCATGACAAACTTTACGTCATCTAGGCTGTTGTCGAGAATGTCGTCTGCCGTCCGGCCTTCAAACTGTTTGCCCGCACGCGACAGCTTTCCGTCTGCCATCATCTGCGCGAACATGGGGAGCTGGTCGCCCTGCTCCCTGCGGATTGACCGGGCAATGAGCCTTCCAAGTATGCGCGCCTGATCAAACTTGGGCAGCGTTGGCATGCGTGAACTAATGTTGTTGACGGTCAGCCCGTCCCACTGACGCGGTGTGTACTCTGTACCGCTACGCATGCTGAGAATGTCGCTCTTTGGTACACCTGCTTCGATCATCTGCACGCGCTTGCGCTCATAGAAGTCATCAAAGCTTTTCGCGATAGTGTCGAAGTCTGAGCGCACTGCATCGAGCTGCTGTGGGCTGATATTCAGTTGCTCAGCCGTAGGCTCTACGCCACGGTTCTTGAGGCGGCGGTATTGCGTAAGGACCGTCATGCCTTTGTCAAAACTCATTTCGCCACGCTGGAAAGCTTCCAACATGTCTGACTTAGCCACGTTGATCTGGTTGCGGTCTTCAAGATCAAACATGCGGAACAGCGCAGCGATGTCGGTTTGCCGCCCGACAATGTTGCCGCTTGCATCCTCAAGCACCAGCCCGCCAAAGCTGTGTGCTACGTCACGCATCTGCACGTCATCCGTCATCATACCAGCACGCCGTGGCGTAAACAGCTCAAGCCACTCAGAGAAGAATGCGTCACTCAGCACAGGCCGTGAACCAGCAAGGCTAGCGTCGTTGCGGATAGGGCCTGTCGCTACTTGAATGCGTTGGGCCACAGGCTTCGGAAACGCATCCTTTGCCTTCACAGCGGGTCGCCCAGCAAGCACACCGATACCGCCTTCAAACGCGCCACCGATAAGTGCACGCTGTAGGCTCATGCGGTTCTCACCAGTCGCAGCAGTCTCTAAACCCATGATGCTTGTCTCAGCACCGACACCCAGCGCGAAGCCTGCCCCTGCTCGCGTCAGCATACCCGCACGTACTGCTGCGGCTGTGCCGCCAGACGCCAGCAAGATCATGTTGCTCGCTGGGTCTAGTATCTGCGCGGCAAGCTCACTCGCTGCACTGATACGGTC